TCGAAACAGTCTCGCCACCCACGGTAAGCGTGTACGTCGTCGTTACGTCGTATCCAGTAATCTGAACAGTGTCAATTTGGGCAACCGCATCGGCGGCGCCTTCCCAGTATACAGTTGCCATTAGTTAAGTCCTTACTTGTAGTAGATGTATTTTCCGACCGGCACACTGCCAGCCATAAAGCCGCCGAAACTTCCATCGGGCTGGAATTCCTTTTTTTTGTTATCCCAGACCCTGTTCGTAAATCCGCTGCCTTTTGTAGTCCCCAGCAACAGAAGGTCTTCCCCCAGGTCTAGCATGGAGTGGGCGATATGTCCGTCATCGGTCGCCGTGCTGAGTTCTGTCCACGCTTCCCCGTCCCATGTCGCCAGCGCCGATCCCCCAGCAAAAACCGGATGGCAGTACGCGCATATCTTCCCGTTGAATGTACCCAAAGTTCTACATATCGAGGTCGCGCCCGCAGCCGTATTCGTAAAGTCGGTGATTGCTCCAAGCGGTGTCCATGTATTGCTTCCGGTGTATTTCCATATCGGTTGACGAAATCGCGGGACAGCCGTTTGCCTCCACGACGACCCGCCGGCGTACAAGCTGCCACCGTAATTAAGCAGCATGTTTCCAGTGACAGCGAACGGTTCTGCCGATGGCCCCACATGCACAAACGACCCAGACGAGATATCCCAAAACGTAGCGCGTGAATTCCCACCGATCGCGGTCGTATTGCCAGAGAAATACAACCCCTCGAAAGTGCCGCTGTCAATAGTTTCCAATCCCCGTGGCAGCCCCGCATAGCTAACTGAGTATGCGGTAGGCGTCCCTCCAACATTCGACCACGTTTCGGCCTCGTCATCCCAGAGCCATACGGGTTCGGTTACGTCTGCGTTATTCGTGGCCACTGAATACAACTTGCCGTCGTGCACTTCCCCGAAATACGCATCATCATCGAAGCCGCCAGCGTTTTTGTTGTCGGTGCCGTCCCACCTGACAGCGTAATCATTCAACGACGACGATATCCCAAACGCCCATAGATCCTCATCGAATATAACCATGTCGCGTATAGTGCCGTTCCCAGTGAACGGAGAATTAATCTCTGGTATGTCCTCGCTATCAGACGACCATTCATCCACGGACAGGGCCGCAATGTTAGACCCGTTAAACGCGAACAGCGTGGGCTGGTTCCGTACACCTAGCGGTGACTCGGTGAACGTGTCAAAGCTACTTCCCTTAAAGGAATCGAAGTTACTCATCTGCGCCCAGCGCCTGACTCTTCTTCCGCGCCCATGCGCGCCCGTCGTTATTCTTGTCAATCCATTCGATATGTATCGTGGTGCCCTCGGCCTCCGCAGTAACGCCAGTCAATACACCATGCTCTATGTATATCATATCACCCACCTGATACGATGGAACAATGACCTGGATCTCTTCCGTGTCGTCGCTAGTGTCTTCTATGCTATCGCCTCGATCAGTAGCGGTTCGTTCTCCACCGTCCTTAATGTCATCATTCCATGCAAACTTGATATTATTCCTGACCTTGCCTTCGTACAAGGTGCGCTGAAATAATGGCGGCTTCGCTGCCATTATTCGCCCGCCAATATCTGGATCTCCCGTTTCTTCGGGCGGCGTCTCCTCCTCTGCTGGTGCTTGGTCGCCGGGGTTCTGCGGAGGTGGGGCAGGCGGTGCTTTTTCGATTTCCTTACACACGATGTAATCAGGGAAGATGCCCGAGATTATCATGGCGCGAGAGCGGAAGGTGCCGTTTTGCCTAACAAAGTTTTGTTGAGGCACATAACCAACACCGATAAGCGCATCAACCGTATCCGCTACCGTGTTTAATTTCTCCGCACTTGCGGGCTGGTCTGGGCGCCATGTAGGCTGCGGCTTCGGTGGCGCTGCGAAGCGTTCTCGATTATCCGCCATTAAATAAGGTCGCCCACATTCACAAGGTTAAGGTCCCCGAAGTCGCGATCTATATACGGGGAGAACGGCAAAACGCCGTTGGTCTCTTCCAGAAACAGCGTCCCGGCGATTGGCTTGGTTTTTATAATGACGCCTTCATTTTGAAGGGCTTCGTCCTTGCCGGGTACTTCTCCGGTGTCGGGGTCAACAAATAGGACGGGAACCTGCCAAGCCTGGTTGAATTTCTCAAACAAAACAAACTCGTACGTTGTATCAAACGTCTGTCCACCGTCTGGGCTTGTGCCGTCGATGCGAGTGCATAGCCATTGTGCGGCATCACCACTGACAACAAAATCCCGCTCGTTGGTCGTGCCGACATAGGTCATTGATTCTAGGAGGGGTTTATTAGTGGTTCTGCGTCGAAACACAATAGTAGTCAACGGGCGAAATACTTGAGCCTGCCCTGTTATTCGCCTGACACGTTCCTTCAGTCGAAACCCCACAGACGTATCTCCAGGGGTCGCACTTAACTGAATTAGTTCTGTAATTTCTACATTGTCCTTATACTCAACAACAAGCGGCTCACCACTGGCGTCAGTCGTCACCAACTGCTCCTGCACAGTGGTGCCAATCGTTACCTGTGCAGGCGATCCTGCCCCCGCACCACCTGACCTATTAGGGTCTGTGTATTCCATTGTGACGCGGAATATACCTTCACCCAATGCAACCGCGCTTTTCCTCGCCAGTGTTATGCCGGGGATATTCGGGTGTGCATCACCTACATTAGGTATCTCGTTGTCGTTGATCGCATTGTATTGCTTTTCGTCTGCGTTGCCACCAACTCCAGACAGCGTAGCCACGCGAGTAGCGACGTACCCATCTAGGCTGCGCGACACTGTACTGCCTTGTACTTCGTCCATGCTTTCGAGTGTAGCCATTAAATCCCCACCACTGCGCGCAGAACGTTGATCGCGGGTGCCGTTTTGTCATCAATCGATTTAAGCAAATTAACCATTTGGTCCTGTGCTTCCCGCTCCCGGCGCCGGTCCTTTACGCCTTTTTCAAACGAAGCGCCTGCCCTGCGCCCTGCGGCCTCTGGCGTTATCGCAAGCTGCTCTTCTCGCCGCAGCTTATTAATCCTGCTGCGAATACCGCCTGCGATTATGTCACTTGACACAAACGGATCAGGGCCACGAAAACCGCGAGGCAGCCCGCGCTCTGACTCTCTCGGCGCCTTGAGGCTTATCTTTCTTGCAGGCTGCAACCGAGTGCTTACAAGGAATTCTTCAGCTTCAAGCCTAGCTATTTTGATAGCGCGAATAACATCCTCAATCTGCTGGAATGCTTTTGCCATCCCAATAACGACCGACTTAACAGCCCCCAACACATCAAATGTGGACACCTTCAAGTCATCCCCGAATCCCAGCGCCTCTTTCATCGCATCGGCTGCGATCTCAATAGCCGGGGCAACCTGTGAAACTATTTGCAATGTGCTGCCCCGCAACAATGCCCCGAATTCTGTTGCGGCATCGTTGGCGGCCTCAATCCCCATTACGGCATCGTTGGACAGGACTAGGCCCAACCTTCGCGCCTCTGTTCGCATAGAGAGCAACGCACGACTTCCGCCCTTCATCGTGTTAATTAAAGCCACACCCTCAGAGTCGAAAAACTTAAACGTTAATCGGGTTCGATCGCCTTCATTCCTTACGCTATTTAATGCGTCTGCAATTGTCAAGAACTGCTGATCTATTGGAAGGTTCCCAAGTTTCTTTGCATCAAGCCCAAGCTCTTTGATAGCGCCCTGCGCTTCACCCGCACCTACGGAAGCCTCGGACAATCTCCGCTGCATACGCTGCAAGCCGATCCGCAATACGTTCGCCTCGTTGCCTGCCTTCTCGTTAGCAAGCTCGAAACCGGCCAACGCCTCTTGACTAATCCCTAGCCGCTTCGCAAACTTGATTTGAACATCGGCGGCCTTGAGCGTTTTCTTTGTCAGCACAACGGCGCCAGCAATTGCAGCAGCCGCAAGTGCCGCGCTCATCCTGGCTGCTTTCTTAATTACGTCCGTCATCCCAGCCTCAAACGTCTTCAGCGCTTTACGCGCCCGCTTAATACCTTTCTGAAAGTCGCCCGTCTTAGCCTTAACAGCTACGCCGAGTGTTCTAATGATTGCCATTACTTAACCTTTCCACCGGCTTTTATTGTGTTCGCCCGGAACATCTGAAACAACTGATCTGGGTTGCTGCTCTTCATCTTGCCTTTACCTTCGCCCATTGCATCGAGCGCCTCTTCGGCTTCCAATGACTTGTATGCTTCCCATTGCATCAACTCGGTTGCCGTCGTCCTTGCTAGTAGTTCGCGGGTCGAAGGTATTCCAAGCGTCTCGCATAGCTGCATGTAAAACCATTCCCTCGCCCGCGTCTTCAGTTTCCCTTGAGTTCGTCCATCTCGTCTGAAGTCAGCTTGTTAACGCGCAGCGCCACATTCTGAATCCGTAAGATTACCTGTATGCTCTTCTGCTTGAGCTTTTCAAAGTCGTTATTATCAAACAGCCGCTCGCCTGTCTCATCATGACATAGCGTATAAATCGCCAGCGCGATTACCGCGTCAACGTCGTCACGTTCTGGATCTTCAGCAATCTTCTGCCACTGGCCTAACTCCGTGCCGGTCATCTCGCGCACACAAACAGAGCCGCCCCATTCAGGAACGTCTACTATCTCTTGCGCTAGATCATCGGCAGTAAGTATCGCCGTCCTGTCTAGTGTTGCCATCCCGCTATCCTCGCTTTATCCGCTTTGGTAAAAAGAGGTGCTGCCACGGGCCAAGCGGGGAAAACCCTTTGCGCTGTAAGAACAGCATGGCAGCACCTCAATACTTTAGACCGCTGCTGTAACGGTCACGTTTCCGGTGATCTTAACTGTGATATCAAACGCCACCACATCCTCAATCGGGAAGGTCGCGCTGCACTCAGTCACGAAACACGATGCGCTCCACGCGGCAGCGGAAACATCCGCCGCTACCTTCGGCCAGGTCAGAGTTACAGTCTCGGCCACAAGGCCAACCGGAGGCTGGTCAACGGCGGAAGTCTGGAACGTGTTCGCGTGAACGGTCATCGACAAAGTGCCGGGGTCAACCAAGTCACTCGGGATAAACGTCTTACTTCCGAATTCGTCGGTGCCCTGCAATGTGGTTGCATGGTGGCTAGTCGCGATTGATTCGCGAGTGATGCCGCCCCATTCAGGATCGCCAATCAACTGCCCGGTGAACCCGGACGTTCCAAAAACGACGGTTACGCCGTACCCACTATCTACTGCTGAACCTGCCATTTGCTACTCCTAAAAGAAATTTGTTGCCGTGCGGCGGTAAGTAATTTTGAAGTCTAATCCGATACGCCATTTAAAGTTTTCGCTACCGTCACTGGCGTCAGTCACGTTATCCCGCTGGTCTTCCAGCATGGCGCTACGCACTTCTACGTCACCCATGTCACCCTGAAAACCGTCCAGCGCTTTGCGTACTGCTTCCGCTATATCGTTAACTGTTTCCTGTGGCGAGTGCGGCCCCCACACATCAATCTGGTAGCTCGCCGTTGCGTATCCTGCCGCCCCTCGATGGTGGTGTACTCCGATGTCGTCAATCCGTTGGTATACTATATAAGGCAACGCCGCGCTATTAGGTGCGCGCATCGGGTAAACCTTCAGCCCCGCTAATGACGCGATCGTAGGATCGTCAGTTAGAAACGTATAAAGCTCTGCGTTAAGCGTGGCGCTCATTTAGCCAGCCAACGTTTCTTTAGTTCTTTGAACAGCATCACGCCCATGACTTTAAAAGATGCCGGGTTCTTTATATCAAAGCCAGCGCGAAGATAGCTTTGCGCCGGTACATTGGTGCTAGTCAAGCCGCCGCGACTCTTGCGTGTGAATCCATACTCTATGTGCGTTGGATAGTACCCCTTGGCATCGTCGGCAATCCCAAGCTCTGCGCGTGTGCCTGTGCGTATGTATGCGCCAACAGACGCACGGCTGCGTGGTAGCGCCCGGACTTTGAGTGTATCAACTAGATGCTTCCCACCGCGCTCGCCATCAAAGTCAATCGGTGTAAGCGATTTAATAGTGTTAAGCATAACCTTCGCACCAGCCCGCGTCATCTTGCGGGCAATCTTCTTTTGCTCTTTGACATCAAGCTTATCGAATACCACCAATAGATCATCGACGCCCTGTCCCTTTAGGAAAGAGATATCGATTGGTTTTGATGCCACTACGCACCCACCGTGATAACAATATCAAAGATGGCATCAACGTCAGAGCTTGCCGCGTCGATCGTCTTAACCGTCGAACTAACGGCGGTACTTACCGGCATACGAAACAGCGCTTCATTGCCGGCGCCTACATCAAAGGTATCACTAGCGCCGATCCCTGGGAACGGGTAGCCGTTCGTGGCTCCGGTTCCAAGCGAGATAAGCGCCGTGTTTGTAGTTCGCGCCTTTACATGGCAGTAGTATATCTTCGTTGCGGTAAAGTCTAAGTTAGTCAGGTCGCCGTTATCCAGCGCCGTCAAGTCAATCGTAGCAGCGCCAGACGAAAGCGTAACCGTCTTCGACCACACTGCCGATATAGCCGGTGTAGTCGCGCTAGTGGCAGTCCCAAACGATCCGGGGATCTCGTGGACGTATTCACCATCGGTAGGCGTAGACAAGTCGCGGTTGTTGTTCAGCGTCTCTATGGCTTTTAACTTGAGAGTGTACTGTGCGTCTACGGTCATCAGTCTGTGTCCTGCCTGCAAATAGCTTCAAGCACCACGTTGCGCTCTTCTATGTTGTTGATCCATATCGGGTGGTATATATCGCAGCCCCGTACAATACGATCGGAAGGACTGACCGAATCTGTATACCGCAGCGTGACCTTCTTCGTGGCCCTAGCGTCTACCTGCTGCGCTTCTACGAGCTCGCGGCCAGTCAGCGTTTCTATCTTCGCCTTCGTCCTGGTCTTGACAGCCCACGTTTCTATAAAGTCGCCACCCGTGCCGCGTGTCTCTGTTTTGTCCTGCACTTCTATACTGTGGCGTAACTCACCGGGGTTGATAGCCGGGAAGCTCAAAAGAATCTCGGTTGTCTGTCAATGCCAAGCAAACGCATCACCACCGGGTTATCTTTCGAGATAGTACCGATGATCTGACCCTGCGGGTTATCGTAGTAATCCTGAACCAAGAACATAATCGCTGTCTGTATGTTAGCGGGTACGTCGGTCGTATCCGTGCCATACCCAGCGGTATACGTCACCGTCACGGCGTTAAGCTCGCCGGTCAACGTACTCGGCCAGGTCTGCCCGTCGTCCAACGAGATACGTCCCGGCTCGCTGCTGAAGTCCGTTTGGTAAACACTGGTGGCCAACGTCTGCGAGGCGCCGTCAGTATCAACGTATGCGATACTGGTAACGCTTATCGCTGGCGGGCGCGGCAGTTGAAACTCAAAAGGAAAGTAATCTAGTTTG